CGACACCTTAGCAGATGCAGTAGTATCCAGCTTAGGTCCACAAGGTAGAAACACAGTATACTTCAAGGAAGGTGTAGCTGTATCTACAAAAGACGGTGTATCCATCGCTAAAAACATATCCGAGTTAGAGGACCCAATCGAGAACTTAGGCGCGCAAATGATTAAGCAAGCCGCAATTAAAACAGCAGACAATGCCGGAGACGGTACAACCACATCAACGTTATTAGCACGTGAAATCGTTAAGCAAGGTTTGCAACGTTTAAACGAGGGCGGTAATGCAGTTGAAATCAAACGTGGTATTGAGGCAGCAGTAGAGCAAGTTGTATCTGCACTTAAAACAAACTCAGAAAAAATCACCTCAGAAGAGCAACTTGAGCAAATCGCTACCATTTCAGCAAACAATGACCCGGAAACAGGTAAACTTATTGCACGCGCAATGGAGAAAGTAGGCCGTGATGGTGTAGTACACATCGAGGAATCCAAAACAGGCGAAACATACTTAGAGGTAGTAGAGGGTATGCAATTTGACCGTGGCTACAAGTCACCATATTTTGTAACCAACAACAACACAATGTCAACTGTATTGACAGATGTATGTGTTTTAATTGCTGACCATAGATTCACTCAAGTAAAAGAATTGTTACCTATACTAAACGAGGTATCTCAGCGTGGAAAATCGTTATTGTTAATTGCTGAAGATATTGATGGTGAAGCATTAGCAACATTGATTGTAAACAAAATGCGTGGTACATTAAAGGTATGTGCTGTTAAAGCACCTGATTTTGGTGAACGTAGAAAGTTAATCTTGGAAGACATTGCTGTTTTAACTGGTGGTACTGTATTCGACAAGGAAAAGGGCATGAAGTTGGATCGTTTCGATTGGAATTGGTTCGGTGATGCTGCAACAGTTACAGTAACCAAAGAACAAACCACAATTGTAGACGGTAAAGGTACAGAGGAAGCAATCACTAAACGTGTGGAAGAATTAGAAGCACAAATCGAGAAAGCCCAAACACCATTCGAGATGGAAAAACTACAAGAACGTTTAGCTAAGTTCGTAGGTGGTGTTGCATTAGTACACGTGGGTGGAAACACTGAAGCGGAGATGAAGGAAAAGAAAGACCGCGTAGATGATGCATTACACGCAACAAAATGTGCACTAGAAGACGGTATTGTACCAGGTGGTGGTTCAGCATTATTGTATGCTAGAGAAGCAATCCAGTACGACAATGACGCAAGTGATGATTTCGTATACGGACAAAACATTGTATACAAATCATGTGGTAAACCGTTTGAGCAAATCTTAACCAATGCTGGATACGATGAAGTAGATACAATTATTTTATCTCGTGATTTACGCAATGGTGAGAGCAAGTGGAACGGATACAACATCAAAACCACTTCTATAGTAAACATGAAAGAAGCAGGTATATTGGACCCAACCAAAGTAACCCGCAACGCCTTATTGAACGGTTCCAGCATCGCAAGCACAATCCTATTAACCGAGTGTGTTATTGTGGATAAGCCAGAAGACAAAAAAGAAGAAAACGTATACGATCCATCTCAAATGATGATGTAATATGGAAACACAAGTAGTAGAAACGTTGGAACTTATAGCAAATCGCGTCAAAGGGCGAGGTGATACGTGGATATTGGTGGGTGATGCTAAAAAAGTGGTACACCCATCACTTACGGACACACTTGAGGCATGGTTTGAGAAAAACCAGGAACAGGTAGAATTTCGTTTAGCCCCACTCGATAGTAAACTTTATGTAATCAGAACAGAAGAAAAAACCATCGAGCCAGAGGCACCAAAACGATACAATTTATACGGTGATGCTATTTAGCATCACCCTTTTATTCATATGTATAATTAAAACTGTATGAGATTATTTGACATATTAAACGAGATGGACGGAGAGGAACAAGATGGTGGGGACAAAAGAATACGCGCACAATACGACATTGCTATTCAATCTTCAAACCCACAAGAAGTAGTAAATGCACTTAGCGATACAAAAAACTATGGCATTTACGCGCAAACATTCCGTGATCCAAAACGTGTTGAGGCAGTATTTGGCCCATCTAATCCAAACCAAAAACTAGCTGCTGCATTAAAGCAATGGGCTGGGTTGGACGAGGACGAGAAGGAAACAAAAGTGCAAGACATGGCAAACCGTTACCCGGAAGCATTTGAGAAGGCAAAACAGGAATGGGAAGCAGCAGGTGGTGAAGGTGATTTTGTTGAGCATTTAATTACTACAGATGCACAATTACCTAAAACACTATTAGGCCCTAAAGGCACATACTATTTCCCAATCAAAACACCAGACAATTTAAAAAAATACGCTGGTAACTTGGAAAAAGACATACACTATATTGTTACCCAAGATGGAGTTACGTTCCCATCTAAAATGGAGAACCCATTCAAATCAAAACAATACTTGAAAAAAGTATTATCCACTATAATTGATAATTCAGGTATCGATGCTAAAGTAGTTGATTTGGAAATGGTACCGGGTGAGGCGCCAAAAACCATAGCTGCTAAACCTACCACACCTGCATTAACCACTACGTTGGAAACAAAAGAGGACGCATTTGATTTACGTAAAGAGTTACAAAAACGCTTCACTATACCATCTGCTGTATACAAAGTAGAACCAATTGAGGACCCAGAAACAGGAGAAACAAGCGCTAAACTGGTTATCACCGGATTAACCGCATCACAACGTGCGCAATTGCAACAATTCACCACTGATCGCATGCAAAAAATGGCTGGTATAATTACTGAAGCTGAATATAAACATAGCGTTGCTCAGTTATGGTACAAAGAATATGCTAACAATTTAGGGGTATTATTAGATAAGTTGAAATTAACTATTGAAAATGAACGTAAAAATGATTAATATTCAAGAAGATAATAAGTCTATTTTGGATTTAATTCAATATGTTGACACTAAAATAGTTGGAATAATAAAACAGAAAAAATTATCCCAAGCAGCACTACAAGACCTTCAAAATTTATATGAAGGTGCCATAAATGATTGGATGGAACATAATTATTTACCTGATATAGAACCTGACCCAAGGTGGGAACAAGAAATCCAAGACAATTTAATGGACATATTAAATTATTTAAATTCATTATAAAATTTACCTCATACTATACACTAAAGCTTGGCTCTGCCAGGCTTTTTTTGTATATTCCACTCAAAAATAAGTTATGGTAAAAGAACACACGTTATTAGTAGAGCGCTACAGGCCCACCACACTTGAGAACTATGTGGGAAACGAGCAAATCAAATCAGTTATACAAAAATACATTGACCAAAACGACATACAAAATTTTATATTCAATGGTCCTGCCGGATCGGGTAAAACTACACTAGCCAAAATTATAGTAAAAAACCTAGACTGCGATTACATCTATATCAACGCATCAGATGAGCGTGGGGTAGACACGATTAGAGACAAAGTAAGCGCGTTTGCTTCAACGGCCTCCTTCAAGTCGATAAAGGTGGTGATATTGGATGAGGCCGATTTTTTAACCATAAACGCTCAAGCATCCCTACGTAACGTAATTGAAACATTTTCCCGTTCCACCCGTTTCATCATGACGTGTAATTACGTGGAACGCATTATTGACCCACTACAATCGCGATGCCAGGTACTTAAAATTGTACCCCCATCAAAAAACGAAGTGGCAAAACACGTAATGAGTGTGCTTGAACAAGAGGAGATACAATACGAAACACAAGACATCAAATCACTAGTACAGCGATGTTACCCAGACTTGCGACGCATGTTAAACCTAATCCAGTCATCAACCGTTGATGGTGTACTAAAACTGGATAGTGATGTTTTAGTTCAAAACAACTACATGCTAGCTATACTCAAAGAGTTATCCATTGGTAAAAACTACACCACATTACGCCAGATACTAGCTGATTCAGGTGTAAAAGAATACGAGGAACTGTATCGTTACTTATTTGATAATGCAACCAAATTTGCACCAAACAAAGAAGGCACTATTGCCATTATATTAAACGAGCATCTATACCATTCCAATTTTCGTATTGACAAGGAAATAAACATGGCCTCATGTTTTGCTAAAATTTTAGAAACCATATAAACCAACATACAATGCAACAACCACAAATTGATTTAACACAATCAACTGCTGTTGAAGGATTCAACGGCGAGCAATTATTTGCACAAGGATTTATAATCCGTAAAATTTCAAAATTTATCTTAGGCTCGGAAGAGGATGGAATTATCCCCATTCAAGTATTCTATGATTTAGATAGCAAGAAAATTTTACTTGAGTCATTACCTAAAGAAATCCGCGACGAGTACAAGGAAATCGGCATCTAAATGGAGAAAAAAACCATATCGGATACATTCAAGTGGCTTGAAGAGGTCATGTACCACAAAACACCTGTGGACATGATCTCGGAAGAGTCATGGAGTTCATGGAATACTTACATGATCAACCGCTTTTTATCAAATCATCAACCATATGTTGAACTAGTCAACTATGTGGCAATATTTCCACCGGACAATAAGAAACAAATCTATTCAATTTACCGCGAAATGTTGCCTAAAAAGAAATTCTATCTACGTTACGTAAAATCGAAACGCAAACAAAACCCATCCACCCTAGTAGAATACGTAGCAAAATACTACGAGTGTAGTTTGGGCGAAGCAGACGAGTATATAGACATACTCCGTAAACCTGGTGTCACTAGCATCTTATACAAGATGGGAGTAGACGATACTGAAATCAAAAAACTATTCAAACATGAGTGAAAATACCCGCAATATACCAACAACAGACTATGTTGTTGATTCAGTTATAGACAAATTCATTGAGCGTGCCCAATTCGGTAGAGAAAAATATGGTGTTGGGTTGGAACGTGAAGATTTGAACTTTATGGACTACGTAAAGCATTTACGTGAAGAATTAATGGATGGTATACTATACCTAGAGAAAATGGAAAAAATGTATAATGAGAAAAACCATTAATATTTATACACAAAATATGAA